TCTTTTTTGTTATTGGAAAATAAAAATCCAAGCACATATTTGGTTTTACTCATATTTTATATTTTTATCTAAAAAATGTATCTTATTTTATTCCATGGTATAACCCTATCATGTAGTTCTGTAAATTCATTTATAAATCGACTTTTAAAATCTCTTTTATATCTGATATTCTTTCCACCATATTGAGAAATCTTATCTTCTTGAATTAATGGCTGCCACAATAAGTCTTCACCTGGAATTTTATTGGCTAAATTATACTCATGTCTATCTTGATTATGTGTTAAAAATATAACCTCAGCCTTCACTTGCTCTTTGTATTCATCTTTAACTACTAAGTTCAATAGAGAAAATAATCTTTCATACTCTTCCTTCCAATCTAAAGTATAGATAACTGGACTAAAATTAACATGAACTTCATATCCAGATTCTAAAAAATCATTTATAGCGGACACTCTAGTTAAGATGTCCGAAGTGTATGGTTCTAGTATATCAGAATACTTAGATGGCATTAAGCTAAATCTAATCCTAACTTTTTTATCTGGATTAAACTTTAATAAAGATTTATTAACCTTCTTAGTTGCAAAAGATGCAAAAGCTATTGGATGATCTTTAAAGAAATTAAAAATCTTTTCTACATCATAAAATTTAGAGTGTGCGGCAAAATCCTCGTTACAGGAAATGTCGTAGCTCACAAATCTATCGTGAGTCTGATTAGGCTTTTCTACGGATGCAAACCACGCATGACTGTTTATTTCAGATAATATGTCATTAATATTGGTCGCAACATCCAATCCTTCTGGTTTATGACGCTTCATGTAACAATATGCACAATTGAAGAAAAGGCATCCATGACCAAATGATGGGGCAATAAAATCAGTGCTCCTGCCACTTGGTCGAATAATCATTGACTTGCGAATGGATTTAGTAACTTCCATTTAAAATTATAGTTCTAAAGATTCGTTTTCAATAATATTCCGATCAATTTCATAGTAATCATTCTCTATGTAGTACTTATAATCATCAAGAAGTTCATTTATTCCTTTGACTTTATCTCCATACTCATTAATAAAGCCATCCATGGCCTTTAAATGCCATTTGTAGCCCATATTCCAAATAAATGGATATCTATCACTCCTTGAGTAAACAATGAATTTAAAGTCTTCTAATTCATATCCTAATTGAAGTACATCTTTAATATAGTTAATTATAACTGCTTTATATAATCCTCCTTGAAGATAATATTTCATCTTCTTGAAATGATACGGAAAGTTAACCTGCCTAAATTCAGTGGCCTTGAGATCGTATGCAGTTATAGTTTTTTTCTTATGACGAATAATTAGCTTATCAATCATGATTTTAACTTTTATCCCATTAACCTCAGAGATAATCATTAATTGATTAATAACTTCCTCATCTTTAGTTGGATTAAATATATGTGCTGTTTTAGGATGAGTTTTAAGTATTTGCTCGGCCTCAGAGCATTCTGATAATGTGTCTGGAGTAAACACTGTTTTTCCAACAGCATCGCTCTTAGCTTTTAGGTAGTTCCAGAATAAATCTGTATCAAACTTAGCAATGCGTTTGTCTGGATCTTTAATGCTTCCAAATAGATTCAACTCTTCAGAAATTCTAGAGATATCCTCTTTGTCTAAGATTTGACCAAAATTATCGTGTAAATTACTAACATGATCGGCTAGTTTTAACAACTGTTCTGTTGGCTTCTCTGTGGCATCAAAATAGAATTTATTATTAAACTCTTCTGGACACAATAATTTACAATCAAGGAGACTGCCAAAATCTATGGCCTCTGAATCAAATTTATACTTACGATTGATAGATCGAGGCCCGCTATCATCAAGTTTCTTGAGTAATGAATAAGAGGGCATAGTTAGCCCCCTATATTCACTCTCAGTTATATTAAGTCTTTCTGTCATTCCATAAATTTAGATGTGTCTAATTGTATTAAATGCATAACCATATGGCTACCATTTGTGCTTATGTATGGAGCAGTAATTATGTTTGTTGAAAATGGAGTAAACAGTTCTAATAATTTAGGAGAATCACATTCTCTAACATCAGAAAGTAATTGTTTCCTGCCGATATCCTTATATAATTCACATAGTAACAATTTAAATTGCTCCTTGGTAAGTATAAATAATTTATATATTAACGCAATACTGAATGTTTGGCAGTTTCCTACTGGGCTATTTGTAACATACACATCTCCAGTATTAATACCATCTATTTTAATTTTACGAGTTCTTCTATCTAGAGCATCTGATAGTATTAATTTCATAAATTATCTGTTAAGTTCATAGTATTCCATAGTTTTATCATATAATTCTGAAGATAGTAATATTTTTTTCGTATCAGTATCTTCTTCAATATAGAAGTCCATAAGTTCATCAGCAATAATTCTAGCAGTATTAATATTTCCAGAATTCAGTGAATGAATATATTGAGAAACAACCTCCCGCTTATGGCGAGAAGCTGCTTTCATCAATAGTTTGGCAATAATTATCAGTTCTTCTTTCATGATAAAACGCTGTAAGGAATTACTTTAGTTAAATCTTCAACAAGCTCTTTCTTGCCAGTAGCGTCCATATTTTGCATATACTCCTTACGCCACTCAACATACGATAGCAATTTTGATGCTAACAATGATGAGTAAACATCAAAGAAGATAGTTTGCAAATTTAAGTCTGTTAATGGTGCAAAATTGGCTATTTTTTCTGAATTTTTATAAGCATAAGCTAATATTGCATTACAGATGTACAACCAATTAAGAACTTTCTGTGGCGACTGTGTGGGCGGATGAACGCGAAATTCTACAGTACCAGAGTTTCCCCAAATCAACGGGATTATGTTGACAATTTTATATCTTTCCTGGATGCTCCATTTCGCACGGTTACCCTCATCTTTAGGATGATTACAATAACCAAAGTTAACAAACTTACTATAACCACCACTATAGTGATTAAAAATGACATTGAAGTTTTCTTCAACAGAATTTCTTTTCAATAATCGCAAGTCGTTAATTGGGGCACAGTAATCTTTCTGCTTCCATCCATTGTCAGACGTAAATTGATAGTTCGTTGGGAACATACTATATATTTCATCTTGGATTTTCAGTACAACACGATGTAGTGCTACAACAAATTCCTTTGATGGTTTATATCCGCCAATGTGGACATGCAGAGCGCACCTATCACCAATCGTAGTGTATTTTTTGATTAAATCCATTACATCAATCATAGTGTACAAACCTTTCTCTCCAGATAGAGGGATAGTTGTGTATTCGTATGGTTCAATATTGTCATGCTTAAGACTTCCATCTCTCAATGGAATTAGACCGTTTCTGATGAGGTGTCTTTCTGCTATTGACCCGTCCTGGGTCTCAATTTCAAACAAGTGGTTCTCTCCACTCGGACTATCCATTCTCCCACAGCATTACCTGTTTGGGAGCACCTATTATAGTCTCTGCACGTCTCTATCTACTTGTCAGAAGCAGTTCATTACTTCAATTACCATTACTGGTGGATAGATTTCGCTCAGGATTCCTAACGCTGGTTCCCTGAATTTAAGGTGTTATTATCCAATACATTTCTGATTTGGACGGCTTTTTGATACTTTCTTTCCATATAAGTATCAGCGTCGTTATACAACATATCTAATAACTTTAGAACATCGCTGCTTCTTGAAACAACGATTTCGTGAATTGCGCTTTTTCTATGAGCTCCGGAGTCTTTATAATATCTCAAATAAAGATCATTATCCAAATAAAATTTCATTACACTTAATGCCATCTCTGTAGATGCAGTAGCAAATCTTATTCTAGAAAACAATCTATTTTCAATATTTCTAATCTCTAAAGTTCCATCTCCATCTATTAGTCCTCTAAGAAAATGGGAATTTACTGGGAATGACATGCTAATTGTATTTGACTTTCTTGTAGTTATTCCTAACTTATCAAGAAACTCGACTACATCTTTATTTCTAAAGCTAACCATGTATCCATTGAAATTTTTTCCACCAACCTTCCAGACAACTTGTCTTAGTGTTGGCTTTTCTTTTAAGAACTTATGGTATTTTATTACCAACTCACGATCAACTTCTGCAAGCTGAAGAGTAACTCTATCTTCAAATATAGCTCCATCTGAAGCCAATATTCCAAGCCAATACATAACATTAGGATCTGACAGATTTTCGAATGGATTCCAGTCGACCATTTGCCTTCTTTTTGCAAAAGACAGATCGTTTTCTGTTATTAACTTTGAGATAATGTCAATAGATGTATTATGTTTCTTTGCCATGTCCTTTTTTAAAAGTCCATCATTAAAATCTAATAACACATCATTGGTAAATTCACGTAATTCTTTTAATTTTAAAGTCATGTAATCTGGTTTATGAATTAATAAGTATCAAAGATACTATATTAAACCCAGAAAACAAAATATATTGCAGTGTTTTTTATTTTAACCAAAAGTAGTATTACCCAGCTCTTTACCAAAAACTGGTTTTAAACCATAGTAATCTTTTGGTTTATAGAGTTGATTATATGCTTCCGAGAACATTCTTATCCTTGGCCCAGCAGAATAATCTAGTGGAAAGGAATACTTTTTAAGAATGGCCCTATTATTAAATCCAGCGATAGTTTTAGCTTTTTCTTCAGTATAAAATGTTCCGGTGGCGATCCTTTCTTTCGCTCCTAAAGATTCTGCTATTTCATATGAAATACATGGAATATTATCTATTTCTGTATTTTTAGCAGGATTACTAGAAAACATTCCAAACAAAAATTCGCCATTTTCTTTAATGCCTATAATACCCTCTCTTAAAGAAGAGCCTTCGATCATGACATACTGTTTGATTTCATTATCAAAAGCTATCTTCCCATTATTGACCCTGTGCCAACAATTATCTGGCATCAGAAAACAATCTACGTTTATTTCGTAGTATTCTTTTTTTATATATCTACATCTGTTTCTTGGAAGTTGCTTTCCAGATACACTTGTAACAGTAAAATCTTTAGAATTGATCATCGTAAGATATTATAAGTGGTTTTTTCTTAAATTCTTTTATATTCATAAATGGATCTTGAAGTTTATAAAAGTTAGACAA